AAGAGAACATGTGTGCTAAGAAGCCCGGGTGTCTGAACTGGATCATACGGGGCTTGAAGAACTTATTGACAACTCGAGGACACCACTCGTCCTTCACAAATGCGGTGACAGTTGCAAAGGAATCGAGAAATGGAAGTAGCATCCAAGATTTGTATAGCTCACGTTTGGCGCTTGGGTAGTGGGCTAGCTCCTCCGATATTTCTTCGGGACCAAGTTCGGGGGAGACTTGTGTGGCCAGACGCATTGCCGCACTGTTTAGTATTCTGCTGAATGATCGGGGTGGGTTCCAATCTGGGGAATCAACAAATACGCGTGTCAACAGCGCGGCCCGGACGTTTCCTACTGTGTTGTCACAGCATTCAAACGGCCTGGCCATCTCCGACATTACCATGATATGTCGTGCTTGCTTGTTCGGGACAAGTTTCAGCCTTTTGCGGATGCGTATAGTACTCACATCACGCCGTGCAGGGAGCTTCAGTGGCATGGTGTCGCTGTAGCTCACAGACTGCACGCTTGTCCAAATTAAAAATCCTTGGCTGCCGAGCGCTGAGCAACGGCTGTTACACCGTCGATCAGGCCTGGTAAAGCCATGTACTGCGTGAACTTATCGTGCAGTATCTTGGTAATGGCCTCCACCTTCCTTATTGTGGGGGCGCGGATTTCAAATTGTGGTACAATGGCAGAAATAGTGCTGTAGCAGAGGTTAGTCAGAACATGTAATTGATGCGGATCCCCAAGGGCCCACATCATGCAGCACTCCAGTGGAGTAAACTGCATTTGCAGTTGATGTTCATGACCAACATACTTCAACCAATCAAGCATGACTACCCTGGTACGGGCTGCCAATTCGGGATCATCCCCTTCCTTAAAGTGTTTCCTCAAAGAATCCATGAGATTATCAGTCGAGATGTCTGCGCCAGCCACACCAATGAATGTGTTGCTGACGGAATCGAGATAATAAATCCCATTTGCTCTGAAGTCCAATTTAACCTGCTCAGAGTAGTAATCGCTAAAACCGAGTGACTCATCCGCATCATCTGGTGATGCAAGTGGGTAGATGCTAGGTTCCTGTTTCTTGTCGGCCTTCGGGGCTTTCAACTCAGCAGGTTCCTTAGCAGGCTTCTTGTCGCCTTTTGGGGCTTTAGGTTCAGCCTGTTCCTTCGCAGC